GACAAGTTTGTTATTGACTACGATGAATATACAGACACGCTTAAGTTTACTGTTGACGCTTCGACATCTGATAAGGCAAGTACTCAAGCGCAACTCGAATCACTCGACTCACTCTTACAACGTGTTGAGGCAAGCCCTATTCTTTCTGCACTCTTACAACAATACCCAGAGAAGGCTGTTGAACTATACAACCGCTTCACTTCACTTACTGGTGTAGAAGACCAAGAGAAGCTAGGCATTGACCTAGAACAATTCAAAGCAGACCAAGAAGAAGAAGCAGAGATGATGGCTCAACAACAAGCCCAAGCTCAAGCAATGCAGCCTCAACCAGAAATGCCGCTAGACCCTACCATGATACAAGAAGGTGAAGTATTACCACCTGAAGCTATGACCATGCCACAGGAAGGCTTAGAACAGCTTGTAGAGCCTGAATTACCAGTGGAAGAACTACCAGACCCACTTGCTGATGGTGTGATTGACGAGCAAGACCTTATTGGGTTAGACGAAGAAGAGACTGCACTTGTACTCGGCCTTCAAGAACGGGGCTTCGATAACGAGATAATTGCTCAGGCTATTGTGATGCTACGGGAAGATGTCCCTATTGAAGAAGTAGTTGAGATTATTGGCCAAGCAGATAGGAGTGAAATCTAATGGAAGACATTCTACCCAACGACGGACAAAGCTTTAACCCTACTAATCTACCAGATGATAGGCAAGAAGAAGACCTACTAGAGCTTGCTAAGGCGGCTCAGACCTACCCTATTATTGATGAGCTTATTGAAGCAACCGAGCAGAAGCTACAAGAGGCAGACTCACTGAGTGGGTTGAAGATTGATAGTTCAATGCCGACACTTCAAGTGCAAATCATTACAGAGGGTCACAAGAAGTACCAAGCGCTATTAATAAGCCACCTCGATTGGTTAAGAGGATTAAAGGAGACGTTTGAATCGCGTTAGGTAAGTTGTGTTCTGGTGAGCGCCCCACCGCTCGCTGGAACAGAGCCTATCCAACTCTCGAATCGTTCACGCTACGAACGTAAAACATAATGGAGGACTGAAACTATGCCAGAAGATGACGGTTTCGCACTAGATGTAAACGACTTTAAGTCTGAAGAAGACCAGTCACCAGAGGTAGAGACGCAGGACACTACCGCAGAGGAATCATCGACCCCTGAGACAAAAGAAACTGTAGAGGCAGAAGATACTCTTGAAACAGAAGAGCAAGAGTCGGAGGAAAGTGGGGACACTACCGAGGAAAGCTCAGACGAAACATCAGAGGAAGAGAAGCCCAAGGCCAAGAACAGTGCAGAGAATCGCAAACAACAACTCAATCAAGAGATACGGGAATTAGTAGCAACTCGAAGTCAGCTCCAACGTGAAGTTGAACAAGCTAACCAACAGTACTACCAACCTCAATCAGTTGAACAGTTAGTTGAGAGCGGTATGGACGATGTAGAAGCTCGCTTTAAAGCTTTAGAACAAGAACGTGCTATTGAGAAATACAACGCTCAAGTATCTGAAACTACGAATGCAGTTAACACAGAATCCCTACAAGTATTCTCCGATTTCCCAGAGTTTGATTCTGAAAGCCCTGAGTATAACGAACCGCTCGCTAAGAGGGCAGCGGCTGCATATACCAGAGTGGCAGGAATTGTCGAAGACAAGAACACTGGATTAATCGTAAGTGCCAATGTTACGCCTTACAATTTTTATAAAGACTTTGCTGAAACTCACAGAGAGGCAATGACCCGAGGCGAAGTATCTGCCCGAAAGAACGTCGAAAAGCAATTTGCTACAGCAGAAAACCCTGTACAAACTGCCAAATCTCACGCTCCTAAGAAAGATAGCTTTGAAGAAGGCTTTGACTCAATCAAGTAGAAGCTACATAACTAAGGATAAATAACACTATGGCTCAAAACTTAGCTACTAAGTACAGCGCTAAAGTTGTTGAACGCTTTAAACTAAAAAGCCTCACCGACAAAGCTGTGAACAATGACTACGACTGGACTGGCGTTAACTCTGTTAGCGTTTACTCAGTTGCAACTGCTGCAATGGGAACATACACCCGTTCAGGTCAAAACCGTTACGGTACAGTTACAGAAGTTGACACAACAATTCAAACACTAACACTTGCTCGTGACCGCGCGTTTACAAAGTCTATTGACCGACGTAACCGTGACGAATCAATGGGTGTAACAGAAGCTGGTAAGTTCCTAGCTCGTCAACTTGACGAAGTTATCACACCAGAAATTGACGTTTACCGATTGGCTGCCCTAGGTACTGCTGCATCTGTTGGTGTTACTGCTGGTGCAACTACATCTGCTAACGCTTACAGCAACTTCCTAGCTGTACAAACAACAATCACTGACAAGAAGGTACCACTTACAGGTCGTATCGCATTCATGACTGCAAACTACTACGCTCTTTTGAAGCAAAGTAACTTCATTCTTGATAGCGAAGACTTCGCTGGTGCTCGCCACTCAGGTAACTACGGTACTGTTGACGGTACAACTATCCAAGTTGTTCCAAGCTCATACATGCCTGCATTAACTGACCTAATCATTACTCACCCAGTAGCAATGGTTAGCCCAATGGTGCTTGAAAGCTACAAGACACACGTAGATGCCCCTGGTATCAACGGTTGGCTCGTAGAAGGCCGTGTAGTATATGACGCATTCGTATTGACAGCTAAGGCTGACGCGATTGCTAAGCACACTACTGCCTAATAACTAATTAACTAAGGAGATTAAATATGGCTGATAAAAACGAACCATATGCAGATGTTAAAGCTGATGCAGAACGACTTACTAAAGCTCGTCTAGATGCACAGAATAACAACATTACTGAGAACGACTTGAAAATCGAACCAGTACTACAAGCTGTTACCCCTAATGACGCAGAAGCTAAGAAAGCCAACACTGGCGGTATCGAAGTTTCTGGTTCACCTGAAGGTTTCAGTGGCCCAGTATCTGACGGATTCAACGACGGTGCAGTAGAAGAAGCTTCAGTTGCCCCTGCGAAAGCAAGCAAAGTAGCTAAATAGTTCACGAAGGGGGAGTGGGGTCCCCCGACCAAGATTAAACTTAATTAGAGATTACAATTATGGCAAAACTTAAAGTTATACAGTACGACCCGTTCTATCGTGGCGATACGCCTATTTTTGCTTACGAGTTTACCCCACCTTATGACGGGTTTAACTGGACTGGAATTACCGCAGATATTGCCATGACCGATGTTTCTAATCCGTCTGACAATACAGGCGCAGCAATGGTACGACTTGCACAAACATTAACAGTAGATGCAAACAACGTAGCAACAGTATCAGCACAACCAACCGTCGTAGAGTCTAAGGCGCTTACTCCTGGCACAGAGTACATTGTGCAAGTTCAACTCAAAGAGGGCGCAGACAACGTCACAACACCAATTACAGGCAAAGTATTAGTAGCACAGGACTACATTATATAGTTATGATTGACAAGCGTTACCTAGTATCAGTAGACCTCTCTTCGCAGAATCAGGGTGTTACCGTAAGTAACGCTTCTGTTAGTGAAACACAAATAGCCGCGACTACATTCCTTACTGGCCCTACGGGTGCTGATGGTGACATCGCTCTAGTAATTCAACCAAATGAACCAGGCGTCGAAGACCGTGACAAGATATGGATTGATACCGATGAACCAGGCAACGCTTACTTACCAGGTGATATTATTCCAGTGACAACAGTGAGCTGGTCCACTACAAGTCCTTCTATGGCCTCATATGCGCTCGCCACACAGTACATTGCAACATTATCGACCAATATATCGGCTCAAGCTTTACCAACTCCTACAGAGTTTCTCAGCGGTTCAATTATCCTACGACTTAAAGGTAATGATGGTACCGCTCGTACTTGGACACCACCAACTAATGTGAAGTGGGACCAAAATGTTACACCAGTTATCACCGTTACGAACACCAGTAAGGCAAGTATAAGTCTTACATGGATAGGTGGTGGTGAAGGTTGGGAAGGTCGAGTACAAGGACAGGCAATACCGAATGCGTAGTCTATTGAATAACTCAACTACTAAGGTGATACGAAACATTCACCAACGTCCTTTCCCAAGGGCTAGTACAACAAACCCTGTTGCCTACTTTTCTTCTTCCTCGGGTGTTGGGGTAGTGAGTGATGTAATCGCAGGCGATGGCACACCAGGTGTTCGTATGACAAGGGTTGGTACTGGTGCTTTAGCAATGTACAACTCCCGTGGTGGTTCATCTATGTGGCGTGTAGAGAAAGACAACTTTAAGGCAGGTGATACATGGACAATCTTGTTTAACTTCCGAGCTTCAGCCCCAGACACTTCTCTTACTGTACAAATAGGACAAGGTTCAGGCTCGCAGAGTTTCGGTGACTTAAATGAAAACTATGTGATTGGTACGGAACTTACAACTATCCGTAAAGTTATTACATTTACACAGGCTCACGTAGATGCGTCAGGGACAGCTTTTCTAAAGTGGCAACCATCAAGCCTCGCCCCTGTAGGAGATTGGTACGAAGTGTCGAAGGTAGCTGTTATACGAGGTGTCTATCCCGCTGACTTTGCGAGTGGTGATACACCTGGTTGGCAATGGGCAGGAACTAATAACGCAAGTGAGAGCTTTGGCTATCCTTATAAGGAACTAGGAGTATAACATGGCAGTACAGAAATATTTTGACACAGGCCTCAATCAATGGGTAGAGATTCTTAGGAGTGCAGACGGCATCGAAGATGTTATTGCAGGAACTAACATCACTATTGATAAAACAAACCCTCTTACCCCTGTCATTAGTGCTACTGGCGGTTCTTCTGGAGTTGCGTCGGTCAATGGAAATACTGGCCCAACAGTTGTACTCACTAAAGCAGACCTCTCATTAGGTAACGTAGACAATACTTCAGACGCAAACAAACCCGTCTCAACTGCTCAACAAACTGCCCTTAATGGAAAAATAACAGCTGTAACCTCAACAGATAATGCTATTACACGTTTCGACGGAATAGCAGGACAAGTACAAAACTCTGGTGTATTAATAGACGACAATTCAAACATCGTTATGCCTGACATTCCTACAGGCGGTAATATCTCTACAGGCGCTACGAACGGTACCATGCTTGGGCTTACAGGTGATAAGATTGGATTTTTTGGAACAACCCCTGTCGTCAAGCCTATTGCTACTGTCGACCTTATCACGGGGCTATCTAACATCGGCCTTCGTACAGCAGGGACTGCCGTACCTATTAGCACTTCAGGAACCTCAGTATTCTCTGGGGCACTTACAATGTCTGGTAACAGACGCTACACCCCAGGGTTAATTACAGCAAGTGTTACTCTCTCATCTACTGACACAACCGATAGAAGGGTTACAGCGTCAACCGCCGCAATTAATATCACCTTGCCAGCAACTACAACAGCCGGATTGACGTTTCGCTTCTATCGAACTGATGCCACAGCACAAGTAGTTACCATTACAGGTGTCATTAATGGAGATAGTGGCGGGTACGTGCTTCCGAACCAATACAGTTATGTTGAAGTGAAGAGCACAACAACCTCAGGTGCATGGGAAGTATGGTCGGATAAGGCATACATAACAGCTGGTACAAACGTCACCGTGACAGGCTCAGGCTCATCATCGAATCCGTATGTCATTAACGCTACAGGTGGAGGTGGAGGTGGTTCGGGTATTACTCGTAGCATTACTAGTATATCTACAAATACAACAGGTGGCACGACTTCAGCAACGGACTACTACTATTCATGTACAGCAGCACTAACATTTACATTGCCTACTGGAAACTCAAATCAATACACGGTTAAGAACAGAAGTACAGGTAATGTAACAGTAGTCGGTACAGTAGACGGTGACGCTGGTGGAGCAATCATAGGCGCTGGCGAATCAATGACATTTATTTATAACGGTTCCGATTGGGACGCTAACTAAGGAGAACTATTATGGCATTACAACAATTTTCAAAAGGTAAAGATAGCACAGGGGCAACACGAATTATGCTCACTGACGCACTCGGTCGTCAGAAGATTAGCCATGGTCAGCCAGACGCTATAACGGGTGTAATTAACGCAGTAAACGAACAAGTAGCCGTCCCTTCTGATGGGTTCTCTGATGCACTATTCTATTTTGACCCAGCAGGTTCTCACGTTGTTACCTTTGAAAACTCACCCGACTCTACTAATGGTACAGATGGTCAATGGTTCCCTTCTCTAGCTACGAACCAAGGAGCTTTAGCGGCTTCTGCTACAACTACAGGTACGATGACTACAGTTGACTCGTCGTGGCGTGTGTCAGCCCCAGCAGGCGTATGGATTCGTGCGAGAGTATCAACCCAGACCACTACTGGAAACATTAACGTATGGGCTACAACTACTACAGCGGCAGCACAACCTCAACTAAGTTCAGTGGTGTCGGGAGCGGTGACAATGACATCAACTACACTTACGTCAGTTGTGCCTGGGGTAGCAGCCACCTCACTTGGTAAGGCCGAAGACGCAGCACATGCTACAGGTGATACAGGAGTTGCAGTCTGGGGAGTACGAAACGATGGTGCAGCAACCTCTTATGCCTCAGCTAACGGTGATTATACACCTCACGCAGTAGATACAAACGGTGCTCAGTTTATACGAGAAACACCAGCGAACATCGCTACCCTTACTAACGTCACAGCAGCTACATCAAGCACAACTATCCTGGCCGCTAACGTAAACCGAAGAAGTTGTGTCATCTATAACGATTCAAGCTCAGATGCGTACGTTAAATACGGTACTGCAGCCTCAGCAACATCATTTACCTTCCTGCTACCTTCCCTTGGCTTAGTAACGATACAAGGTGAAGAATACGCTGGAATAATAACGGGCATATGGAATACAGCCACAGGGACTGCCCGAGTAACGGAGAACACGTAATGCCTTCTATAAACTCACCAACACCAGACGCAACTACAGGGACCAAAGGTAAAGTACAACTTGCTGGAGACCTTGCGGGTACAGCCGCAGCCCCAACAGTAGCTAAAGTAAATGGTATTTCAATTACAGGAACACCAAGTGTCGGTCAAATCCCAACAGCTACAAGTACTTCAGCAGCTACATGGCAAACACCTTCAGGCGGTGGCTCAGGTGACGTTACTGGCCCTGCTTCAGCTACAGCCGATGGGCTTGCGACCTTTAACAGCACAAGTGGTAAGATTATCAAAAGTGCTACAACCATCACTGCTTCAGGTACAACTCTTAGTAACGTCACGACGCTTAGTGGACAGACAGTACCTACAAGTCCTATTATGGGTACAACAGATACTCAAAGTGTCACTAACAAATCAATGAGTGGTGCAGCAAATACTTTCACAGCAATTCCACTTACGACAGCTGTAACAGGTACACTACCAGTAGCTAACGGTGGTACAGGTACTACAAGCTCAACAGGTTCGGGTGCAGTTGTCCTAAGCACATCTCCTTCATTCGTTACTCCAGCCCTAGGTACTCCAAGTGCTCTAGTGCTAACTAATGCTACGGGTTTGACTAACGGTGGGCTAGGAACTGGCATGGTAGCACAAGTAGCATCGACTAACTTTAGTGCTGTTACTACTGGTACAGCAATACTCCCTTTCGATGATACAATTCCACAGATTACCGAAGGTTTTGAGATAATGACTCAATCTATTACACCTAAGTCTACAACCAATGTATTGACAATAGAGGCGACCATTTCTTGTGGTAGCTCAGTTCCCGCTTCTATGACAGCGGCTCTATTCCAAGACTCTACAGCGAATGCTCTTGCCGCCGCTTCAACATATATGGCAACCGCAACAGGGCCTATAAATATCAAGATTTCACACACAATGACAGCTGGCACTACTTCTGCCACGACGTTTAGAATCCGACTTGGAACAGATGCAGCTGGTACTACGACCTTCAACGGAGTTGGCGGTGTCCGTAGGTTTGGTGGTATTACGACATCGAATATAAGAATAATCGAACAAAAAGCTTAGGAGATACTATGCCAGATATTGCACCTACAAACCAACCAAGCAACGCACTTACACTAGACATGCTTGACTCAGACCCGACATTTTCAGCAAATAGTAATAGTAAAGTTGCCACACAAGAAGCAGTAAATATTTCTATTAAACAGAACCGTCGCAAGGCTTATGTAAATGGGGTTATGGTAAACGGTATTATTCCGTATCTTACTAAAGCTACTACCTCAGCAGGGGCGGCGACGCTATGGCTCACTGATGACGGGACCTCTACAGGTAATGCAGTATTTACGACTATATACCCAGAAGGTATTGTGATTAGCGCATACGGGACAGGTAATAACTATCAGGTATATAACGTAGTGGTCTCTTCAGACTTAAAGAAAATAACCTGTAATGTGAACCAGATGGCAGGAGCTATCCTTGGATTAGTCAACGTAACCTCAGCCGCTAACGGTGTAGACATTAGAGGTATCGTCCTGGGTACGGTGTAATGAAGCCTGAGATACGGGTTAATAGGAAGTTCCTGTTTATATTCGTCACTATACAATGTATATTAGTTGGGCTTATTCTCTATGCCTTCCTTAGCCCTAAGACAGTGACCGTTCAAGTTGTACAAAGAGAAAGCTCTTACGACGTAGAACTACCCCTTGAAGTCTACCCGCCTAAAGTTTAATGCTTGACATAAGTTCACGGTCGTGCTAGACTTTGAATATGAAAACAGCATTTAAAACAATCCCAATCATATTAGCCATCGCACTATTGCCACTAGCATTCATCGCTACTGTAGCTTTAGTTGTTATTGACTCTATGCAAATCTAATCTAGCATAACTACTATACCTAGGATATAATTCAGGTATCGTAGACCATACTTATTAGGTGGTCGTGTCTAACTCTTGTGGAACGATAAAATACAACTTATTTTATTGGAGAATACACAATGGCAGCGCCAGCAAACTTATTTGGTCAATTATTTGGACAAACAGCCGACAAAATCGGTACAGCTCTCAACCTACCAGGTATCGGTCTTTCTGAGTACCTTAACGGTGGAGCAACTCAAAACACAAACCGAATTAACGAAAACGCACTAGGCGGTGGTAA